CTTCCCTCATGACGAGATATCTGTTCTAATAGCTTTTGTTTGTCATACATAAGAAAATCTCTATGGAACTTTCACTGAAAATTGGTGTCTATGTATTCTTTAAGTATGCTTATGATACGATTACAAGAGAATAGATACCGCCTGCAACTGCTGATAACATCATAAATCCTAGTATCCCAATAACCTTCATACCTAAGTCATAGATAGGTATCTTCCTCTCTATCTCATCCTGTCTAGCATCCAATGCTTTATAGCTAGTATCCTGATTATGTACCAATGATTGTATCTCAGAGGAATGACTATTAATTCTAGCTTCCATAAGTTTTATATCTGATACATACTCAGTGAGCTTAGAGATAGCATTGGCTTGATTAATCATAGCTTCCGTCAATTGCTCTAGCCTGCTATCAAACTTCTCTTCCATATAATCAAGCCTGGTATGGATAGCTTCCTGTTCTGTCATTGGATACTCTCTCCCTGCTTATACCTGTTACCAATCTGCTGCTCCTTATCAGCCCTACTTCCGCCTTCATCTGTCGGCTTAGATGTATTTTGATAACGAATATACTGGTCAAACAAATTAGAGGCGGCTACTCGCCTAATCTTATCAGCGACAGTATCATCCATTGCTGTAGTCATCCAGCGTAATACTTTAGGATCTGCAAGAAACTTGCTACCCCCCCGAATCATCAATACAGAGGGTACAACTACAGTAGTGAACTTAATAGGAGCTAGTACCGCCCCCGTAATCATACTTGTAGTTCCAAGACCTCCCAATACAAGACGACGACTAACAAAATTAGAGGCATCTGCAAGTTCTACTTTGCCATGAACTTTACCGACATTAATGAGAGATTGTATCTTTTCACGACTAATTCCCGTATTGCGAAACAATTCGTCCATAGTTTCTCTACCAGTATTAGAATCCAGTTTAAGATTCCTTTCAAAAGTAGAGAAATCTAGCGTTCCATTACGGACAGATGAAGACACAGCATCATCAACGACATGACGAGCAACATTAGCCATCTGCTTCTGACCAACGATATTGCGAAAGTCTTGAATCATCTGAGGGGAAGAGGAGGACTTTACAATCTCTTTACCAAATTGGTCAGCAGTTATCCCTCCTGCTTGGAAGAATTTAGAATTGAAGATATTTTTATCTACTTTCGTAAACTTTTTACCAGCAGGGGAGCTAAACAAAGCCATACCAGCAGCATACCAACGATTAGCAGTATCTAAGGCTCCTTGAAGTTCAGTAGCTTTAGCAGTATCTTCAATCTTAGTGAAATCTATACTTTGTTGTGCAACTTCCAAGGACTGTTTTAAAGTGGATAATTGCTTCTCATCATACCCCTTGATGTTTGCAGCACTACTAAACCTATTCAAATCTTCCTCAATTGATCTAAACTCAGCAGGGGAGATACTGTCTCCTATATTTCTAAGCTCATTAACATACTTATCAAAATCAGCAGCTATCTTAGGTTGTTTTAAAGGCTTTTTAACCCCTCCAGCACCTTCAACCATAGGACGATTCTTCATAGACTGAAGCATGTCTATTGCTTTCTTAATAGGTTTAGTAGGGATAATAGCGGGTTGCCCTAGGTCATCTGCAATCTTATAGAAATGCTCATAGAGGCCCGAAGCAATACCCTTAAACTGTTTGTTAGAGTTCTTGGCAGCAGTAACGACATCAATGCCAAGATTATTCAAAGTTGCATTAGGAGCGATGGCGTTAAGTGTCGTATCTATACTTTCTCCTAGGGCTTTGGTAGTGGCTTTATAAGCAGTCTTTTGTGGACCTCCGATAAAAGGAAACACACCAATGACTTTAGGCCATGCAGCAGCAGCCGTAGGAACTAGTTTACCAGATTTTCTTGAAGATTCTCCTACTACATCTTGTAGTGCAAAAGGGACTTTGTTTCTTTCAGCATCCTTTATAACTTGCTTAATCCCTGTGTCATCCAATCCGAAGATTTTTCCAACACTAGGACCAAGTAATTTAAAAGCTGGCCCAATAGCCACAGCTCCGCCAGTGAATAGTGCGTCATCTCGCATCTCCTTAGCAATGGAAGACACTCCATCTTGAAGACCCCTACGTTCCACTGTATTGATAAAAGATTGAGCAATCCCAGTACCCAGGACGCTACCGGCAAGAATACCGGCAGGAGCACCAAGACCTAGTGTTTCAGGTCCAGTTGCCGTAGCTCCTATAGCCCCTCCTACCATTCCCCCAGCAGCAAGAATGGCTGGCTTAACATTATCCCACGACATCGCTCTTTCAAGAGAAAAGGTACTCAGCCCAGATTTATCTGCAATGGTTTGTTTAACCTTGTCTAATAGATAATCTGCTTGAATATTCTGAGGGGCAAATTGAGTCTGCTCTTGAGAAGAAGGTACATATTGTGTTTGAGCAGGAGCCTCAGAAGGTATTGTTACTGACTCTCTTTCAAAAGGGTCAGTAAGTCCACTGGCAGCAGCTTTCTTCTCTGCTTGCCCAACTACAGGGGAAACCTGCATTTGATTTTCAAAGGGGTCATTTAATGGCATATTGAGATTTCCACCTATCAGAAATATCTTTTATAAGTTTCTCTTTATCTACTTGCTGTGTAACAGGATTGTAGTATTTAGGATTATCTTGATTAGCTTTCATCATCGTATCAAAATAGTTATCCCAGAACACAGGATTCCCAGCAGGAGATTTACCCACCACAGGGACATTATAAGGGGACTCTCTCCACTTATTAGCAATCTCTGTTAGGCTTATATCAGATTTACCAAAAGCATCCCGATAGAAATTAGCTTTGGCAGTATCCATATGAGCCATAGCTGTACCGGCATCGATCAACATCTTATTAGCATCTTTGGTGCTTGCAAGAGAAGCTACAGAACCTTCAAGGAAGCGAACATCTCTATCAGAGAGATTACCCTTCATCTGCGTTGCCTTATCTAATACAAGACCACTCATGATTGCTCTAAACTCTTGTGGCTTAGTAGCATTCTGAATACCATACTGAGTTGGGTCCATGCCAAGGGATTGGGCAAATGCACTTAATTCAGACTTTATAGGCTCTAAACGGCCTGTAACAAAGGTAGTGTCATCAAGAAGAGCTTTTGCTTGATTTAATGCCCCCAATTGTCGGTTAGAAGAGTCCCCTTGAGTAGTAACAGCCTCAAAGTCTTTTTGTGCAATATCTACTTTAGCCTTCTGTTCTGCCTTCTCTCCAAACCCAACACTTACCATCGGCCCTTCACGGAATCTAGCAGATTCAGTTTTAGGAACCATTCCTTCTCCGTACCCAACATCAGGAGCACCTGGGGTATACTGAGCAGTGACTACTTTAGGTGTTCCTCCAAGAGTAGTTTTAATCTCTACCATTTGTCCCGGTTTATAGGCCCCGGCTTCTGGTTTTGCTTGTTGTTTAAGAATATCCCTACGAGTGCTTAAATCCATAAGGGTGGCTTTAGCACTTCCAACAAGAGCACCATAATTATCCCGTGTTATAGCTGTAGGAAGTTTCTTGGCTTGTTCTGGATACATACTAGCCACATTGCGTATTGCATTCGCGTAAATCTTATTTGCCGTTATAGGGTCTTGTTGGTACATCTCTAAGGCAGGGGTAATCTGTTGGGTGCTTGTCTCCATGAAATGTACTTGTTCATCTCGCAATGCTTTTAATTGAGCTTCCTTGGCTTTCTGTTGAGCAAGAGCTTGTTCAGCCCTGTTCTTAGCGATCTCAGTACCTAATTGATAACCTCCAATAACCTTAGAGGCAAGACCTGGATTCATAATTTGTTGTAGAATAGCATCAGACATAATTAAGCAGCTCCATACGCCATTGCACCGATTTGAGCAGCGTCCATGAACAGATTACGGGCACCAAGGCTACCTGCTGCGGCAGCATTAGATTGCCCCAGAATGCTTTGGGCCTGGGTTTGGCCCATTTGTCCATAAAGGTTCCCCATATTAGCAGCATATTGGCTGCTAAGATTAGTCAAAGTTCCTGTAGAAGATTGCCCTATCCCTCCCAATGCAGCAAGGCGATTGAGATAATCAGACCTAGCTCCAGAGGTTAATCCATATTGTTGTAATTGAGTTTGTTGTTGTAGCCCATAATCCTGCAATGCACGTTGCCTAGCTGCTTGAAATTCTTGAGAAGCAAGACCTTGACTATAATTAGCTAAGTCTGCTAAAGTACCACCAGCAAGCCTCCCACCCCGAGCAGCAGCAGCCCTTTCAATGGCTTGTGTACCTTGCTGTAGCCGAAATTGATACCCTGGGTCGGAAACCATGTCTTGAAGACTAAAGCCTCCCCAGTCCTGTAGTGCGGGGACATCTTCAGGGGCTTGTCCAACAGCTTGTTGATATTGCTGAAGACCAGCGAGGCCAATTTCACGATAGGGACGTAAAGCCTCTTGTTGAATGTTAAACTGACGAGCTTGTTCAGCAATACCTTTTTCAATAGCAGCAGCTTGGGCTTCTCCTGCTTGTCTAGCTCCCCTAGCTTGTTCCTTAGCAGCCTCTTGACCAGTAAGTTCTGGTATAGTAGGAAGACCAATCTGGTCTAAACCAAGAGTGCTCATATTTAGGCTTCCCAATGAAAGAGCCATATTTTATCCCCTATTAATTATAACCATATCCTACTAATGTAAGAACAATAGTACCAGCAGGCATATTTATTTCAAAAGCTCTAGAAGACACTGGAACAGTACATTCCTGTGAAAATCCTAAATTAGCGTTTCCACTTGAGTCATATACAGATTCATCGTAAGCAATTAGACTGGCATTTACTGTGGTTACTGAAGACCCATAATATCTCCCATAGTAGGAAGCAGAATAAGCAGCCCCAGGGGTTCCTCCAGTAGATGTTACAGATAGGTGGACCCGTATTTTTATCCAGTCTACAGTCGAAGGAATTCCATCAAGAGCAGTCCAAATGTTAGTTCTTCCACTTCCAGTGGGGCCTATATCCTCCCATCCAGCTCCACCAATACGAACAATATTTGTAGTGATAGAACTGACATACGGACCACCATCAGCAGCAGACACATGGTTATGTATGGCTCCCTTTAAATCAATTTGCGTCTGCGCATTAGATGTTAATCCATCAATATAACTAAGCTCTGTTGGAGTTATAGTAGCTGCTCCAGCAGTCAAGTCACCACTAATAGTTGCTCCATTGATAGTTACTGTAGTTAGAGTACCACCACTTACAGAAGGAGTATTTATAGTTGGACTGGTTAAAGTTTTATTAGTTAACGTCTGAGTATCTGTAAGACCTACAATAGCACCAGATGGAAGAACATACCCACTATCTACTAAATCTGATGCTGAATCAAAAGTAGGCAAATGACCATTAGTGGTAGCCCCAACTACATCAGGCTTATCAGTATTTAAATTGGTAAAGTTAGCATCCATCTCTGTATGAGTAAGAGCACTGCCTTTACCTGAACGGGTTACAATTGTTGACATGATTAATCCTTATGAAACAATTACTCTATCTTGTACTCTTCGCCAGTTAGTCCCATCAGAGAAGGCTAATGTGGCTCCCCCCACCTCATCCGTTACATAAACCAGCCCTGTAAATTCTTGTCCAGCAGTTGAACTTGCCCAATCAGTGGCAGATGGCAGCCCGGCAACAGTATATCCTCTAATCTTGAACGGGGTTGTCCCGCCTATTCTTTCAAACAAATAATTAAACCATTGCCTCCAAACAAAACCAAAGTCTGTAACTTCATTAGGAGGAGGGGATAAATCTGCTTTACTCGCCATTAAACATAACCCCCCTCCATATCAAGCTCTATGGCTTCAATACGGATAGATTCACTCCCACCATATTCAAGCTCCCAAGTCCTACGAGTAGTAGACCCTAATCTTGAGAGCTTATTTCTTTGAGAGGTATCAATAGTCCTGTCGCTGCCGAAGGTAGAGTGGTCGGTGTCAGACCATCTAACAAGAAGACTTTGTGTTGCTGCTGTGTAATCTCCTACATATTCCAATCTCTTTATAAACTTCTTATTATTAGTTCCATCGTCCTTATGAGAGAACCTAGTCTTCATTGTTACATTAGTACCGCCTGTACCGGCATAAACTTCTACATAGTCAGCAAGAACATAGTCATTTTGATTCTCAACATAATATTGGTCTCCAACAGAGTCTTGATAGCCTAAGTTATCAGAAATAGTGATCAAATCCCCATTAGTTAGTATACCTTGTCCGAATCTCCTAGTATTTGAACCCACTGTCCATGAAGCAAGACTAATAGCATTTAAGCTACTAATCTGGGACATAGCACTCTTCCAACGATACCATATCCCCATTGTTGCATCATAAACCAAATCACTAACTGGAGATACGTTAGGGCTTGCAATATATGGGGTCAGTATAAAAAAGTCATGTCCTCTTGCACTAAATCCAGCACCATAAAAACTAACACCATCTTTAGTGCTACTCTCCGTTAAGTAAGAGTCCATAGCAGAATCGCTAACTTTACGGAGCTGAAAATTAGCTAATTCATATACTCCCATGTAACCTTGTGAGGATGCTCCAACAAAGTAGATTTTATCTCCTTGTTGCCAGAGAGCACTTCCCTCAACTAAACCTATATTGTAATAAATATCCTGTCTACGACTTAATGGACTTCCAGTTGGATTACCTGCATCATAGAAGAATTCAATAGTGCGAGAACCAAAGGCGACAATGTTATCATGATGCTTGGCTATTGCAATTCCTCCGTCCGGCTCCCTCTCAGCACTAATAAAATTCAGACCATTCCAAGCAGAAGGGTCTCCAGCATCACAATTCCAAATTGAGCCTGTTGAGTCAATTACATACATATATCCATTAAGGTTTACACATCCGTGCCCTAGAGAAGTAGGGAATTGTGGGTCAGTAATTTGGGTTAAAACATCGCTGGAATTAATATACCATCCCTGATTATTCTGAGCATCAATGAACGCAAGATAAGCACCAATCTCAACAAACTCTACTTTATTAAGTCCAGCCGTGATTGTACCTACTGTACTACTATAACTCCCCTTATAAACCGTATCATAGTTTACAAAGTAGATACCCCCGGTAGTGTCCCAATAGTAAATCCCTCTGCCATAAGCATCAGCTACTGTAGCCGAGGCATCTTCATAAAGAGAGATAGTGGGACGCTGAGTAATATACATGCGTTCTTCGCTACCCACGCTGTACTTATCAACAACAACATTCTCCATATACGAAGCAACTTCAGTTAGAGAAGCAGCAGAAAATTGCTCAATCTCAAGGTCAGCTACAACAGGTACACGGGTCTTAGCCATTATCGACTGCCTTGAAAATTGGGGGAGAAGAAAACACTATTATCTTGACCAAAGCTGGAAGCTATTGATTTATGCTCATCAGCAAGCATCTTAATCCTATCTACAACTCCAACCGGAGTGCCATATTTAGGAGCAAGTAGCACTGCAAGATTTGTAGCAAGAGGAAGATACCATTCTTGGGGAAAGTCTGGGGTATCAGATGCAGTAGTAAAATCTTCTAGCGTACGCTGCGCCCATAATACAAGATAGTCAGTTACATCGCTAGTCTGAGGCCATACATAGACCTTATAACTTGCAATTTCCTGTTTAGGCCAAATCTGAGTAACTTGTCCATCAGAAGATTTATTTGATAGAGTGATATAGTCTGTCTTATTATCAATATCTACTGTAGTTTCCGTGCCACTTGTAGACTTAACTTGAGCCGCTACAATCGATGCAGGACGATTAGCCTTGGTAGTATAGCTATACACATAATTATTAGCAGCAGAAGCCCCTGAGAGGGCTGTAGTAAGAGTTACAGTATTGCCCACCGGAGCACCATTTACGGTAGTCCACTGCATTGTTCCATCATCTAGTTCAATACCAATATAATCCCCATTTGAGATGAGGGAAGCATCACTTACATCAATGGTAGTATCTGTAGCTATTCCTGCTGTAGCTATTTGAGTGGAATTAAAAGAAGTCGTCCAATTATCTCCAGAAGAAGTTAACGTATATTCACTTTTATTTTTCTCAAGAAAGAGATAAGTCCGTTGGAGGGCAGAAAGAGTAAGTCCTTCAGCTTGCCAATTCTTCACCATCATGTTCAAGGTACGCGAACAGGAAGTGAGGGCATTAGCAGAGGGGGATTGTCCTTCAGCAAGTTCCCCTAAAAGCTCTAAGGCTTCTGTAATAATATCATCTCTTGAAACAGAGAAACTTATGGAACCTGATGTTGCCATATCTTATTCCTAAAGCGTATTTGTATTGAAAGTCCCGGAAGGAATTTCATTATAATCTGCATCTAGTCCAGCAATTGCGCATCCCGCAACAGCTACTCCAGCAACTGCTGAACGGGTAACACACCCTCTTGAGATATATTCATCTGTAGCTTCTGGGAGAGCGGGGTAAACAGCAATACTATCTTTTACAGACCTTACAAAGTCTTGTGGATGCCTACTTTCAAAATCTTCTGAGCATACCCACAAGCCTGTCCATTCCTTACGGAGTTTAGAGCTGCGAAAAACTCTACCGCAACGCTGGCAAGTAGCCCAATGATCTCCAGATCTAAATTTAAGTGGCTTAGACATTAGATTTTACGAACAGTAATCTCAATCCAACCAATATCACCAGCAGCAGTAAATCCAGTCGTAGAAAAAAGGATATCACCCGTTCTACCAGCAGCCCCATTATTAGGGATGCCATTATATGGAACACCACCACTACGAAAATCATAATCAAATGAGTCATCTGTAGGAAGCGCCATGACTGGGACATCAGCAGTTGCATCAAAGGAAATGAGAGAAGTAAACCCTATTTGATACCCTCTAATACGTTCAATTACACAATTGGCAGTAGCGGGGGATACTGCACTAGCATCAAAGATAACTTGATTAGTGAGTTCACCAGATGCGCCATCCGATGCGAAATACCATTTTAAAACGGTTCTTTGTGAACCATCTACAAGTGTTTGTGAAGTTACTGTGTTTGCCATTTACCTATCCTTATACTGCCACTTCGTAATAAGCTAAAATTATTTGAAGTTCGTCTGTAACGGAGCCTGTATTAGTTAATTCAAACATGTAAGTGGTGCTAGGTTTAAGTACCGTTTGCTCCCCTGAAGTCCCTGTTGCCCCAGGGGATGTTGGGCCACTACCACCTGGAAAATACTCTTGCCATATCATAGTACCCGAGGGAGTAGTAGGGGTATGAACAAAAGTCATTGTTGAGGTATTTGTAGACGCCCTATTATTATTTTGAGGAGTAACTGTTGTCCCTCCTGTATAGGTTACTCCCTCGTATACCTGAAGTGTTGCATCTATGCCATGTTTCACTTTTATAGAGGTATGGGCTTGATGAGTGCTACTAACATTCATTATAAGTTGAATAGAAGAACCGGCAGTTATTCCAGTAGCATAATATCCTGAGCTATAATAATCCCCTTGATGTATCTTAAAATGGGAGTTACTTAGTGTAATTATCCTGCCTGAAGAATCTGCTCTTAATTCTACTGCTGAGGTAGAGTCTGCAAGATCTTTTACTAATAGGAGGACTTGTCCTTTCCCTGTAGTTATAGAAGACACTATCCAATCCCCCATACACGATAGGGAACAGATGTCACCCCATCTTGGCTTTTAATAACTACTGTCCGTGTATTAATATCCATCGCAATCTGTTCAGCCACACCTATTGTCCCATAGGTTTCCCCGGCATGGAATTTAAAATTTAGTGGAGTAGTAACTGAATCATTAATTATTGCTATTCGTTTTACTTTAAAATCAAAAGTAAGGGTAACTTCAGTAGTCACATTACCCTCTTTAGGCCAAAAATTAGCATAAGTGTGCATATACCCATACCTTCAGCTTTTGCCACCATGAGAGCCTCTTTCGATGAACCATTGGAAGACCTATATCCTGGGGTATAGGGTCATACAAACTTCTTTTTATCACCTAAAAGGTTCCTTAAAAGAGTGAGGGACCGAAGCCCCTCAACAATATTAACCAGAAAATGCCGGAGCAGTAGCAGAGACTACAGTACCATTAACATACCAGTAAGTACCATCAGAGATAACTTTGATAGAAGTACCTACTTCTGGGGTAGTAACAGTAAGAATGTAGTTGCTAGAGCCATTAGCATAAACAGGAACTACTTCATCACCAGCAGAACCAGCATCAGCATCAAGATGTACTACACCACCTTTTGCAAGAGCAGTGGTAGCAGCAGCTTGAATTACCCAGTTCTGTGCATCAGCAGCAGCACCAATATACATAAACTCATAACTCAAGCCTTTAGCAGCAGTAGGCAAAGTAAGCGTACAGCTTGCAGTAAGGTCAGGAATCATGTGCAACTTGCCAGCATTGGAGGCAAGCACAGTGTATGTGGCGGCATCCGTAACAGTTACCGGAAGACCTACTTTAATAGAGCCTCCACTATTAGGACCGCCTACTTCAATATTAGAAAAGTTAGTGTAAACTATACCGTCATTAGCTGCCATATTATCCTCCTCCCGTGGCTACGGGGTCAACTCCATCAAGGGGCCGAGGCCCCTATCAGGATATATAGGTTAATTAGTTATTAGGAAGCACCCGGAGAGCCAAAGATACCACGAGGATCGGTCCAACCGAATGAATAACGAGCAGTAGCCTTGAACTTTGCATTGTCAGTGTCGAAGTCGTTATCCATATCAAAGCTGTCAGCACGACGCTCGAAGTGTTTGAGGCCATCAGGAGCATTAGTGGTACAGAACCAAGCGTTGGTATCAGTAAGGTAATGATTAACGACAATGCCACCTGGGAAACGACCCATCAGTTTTAGAGCATTGATATCGTTGTTAGCAGTACCTACCCGATACGGAGAGCTTAGAATACGCTCGGCTTCAAATGCAAGATCGGGCGGAACAATCAGTTTCTCAGGCATGACAGAAATTTTCAAGCCTCGGTCATTTTCAAACTTCATGATATCAATAGAAGCCTGTTCCAGAGAAGCCTCTGATAAGTCAGCAGCAACGGCCAACTCATTAGCGAAAGTACCGCCAGATACTAGAGGATGGTTAGTTGCACACATCTCAACACCATCACCCCCAGTGTAGGAAGCATTAAATGCGCGGTTAAGCACGTTAGCAGCCACTGTCTCTTTGGTTTGACGCATAGAGAAAGCAAGACCACGAGCACGTCTCTCACCCACTACATCGTATAAGTCATCCTCATACATCTCTTTGGTAATGATAAAACCAAGACCATAGGTTACGTGAGTATAACGAGTAACAAAGCCTTGCTGCTCATCATCATATTGTGTAGGAGTACCTTCCGGCATTTGACGAGCAAGGCCAAAGCTGGAAATACCAACATCCTCTTCAAAACGCTTACGAGATCCATAAGTAGGGAAGATTTTACTCCACTCCTCGGGATGCTCATCATAAGCTTTGCCATACCAAGCATTCACGCCAGGCCAACATATTATTCAATTTAGCTCGTTAAACTAAATTCGCTCATATGAGCTGCTGCATGTTTCCATACAGATTAGACTATATCATCATCCTAACAGGCTTTTATCTCTATTAGGAGTCCACCGCTTCCGTCTCACTTGAGACGTACTCTGTTCCCAGATAGTCGTTGAACTTTCCGAGGAGCACATACTTTTTATGGTGATTAGCTTTTGAGTAGTAAGTATAGTACTTAGGACCATTCTTACCTTTGTACGTGTAAGTCTTTTTACGAGGTTTGAAGGTAGCCCAAAGGTTTCCTTCATTTAAAGAATGTTCTCTACAGAACTTTTTCCACCCTGTAACTATGTGAACTTTCCCATCGGGAAATCTGACCACATACTTCTCTAGTTTCCGTGGATTGTTAACTCCCTCTCCACCTAGAGTCAGGTTATATCCCTTCTCGTAAGAGTTATACTCAGCTATGAATAGCTTTTCTAATTCAACTAGGTCATCTTTTGATAAAGAAGAGCAAAGTTCTTGCCATTCAAAAGAGTCCCATCCATACTTATTAAAAGCTAGGTAGATGGTTTGTTTGGTGTTTTTATTACTGTCTCTTGAGTTAAGCCAGTGTTTGTGTTTTCGCTCACTCAAAGAAAGAGTTGTACACCCAATATAACTTTTACCATTTACCTTATTAATCACACGATAAATTATCATATGTGCCTCCCGGCTTAGCTGCTGATTGTCCTTTCGGAGTTCCCAGCAATTCGATGGATTCTTTAGATAAGGTTTCCCTTAAATGCGCCTTTGACCCTAGTTAAGCGCCTTACCAAAATTACCAGTAGTAATTACACCCATTTTGTATTCTCCTTATTAGCCTAAAGATTAGATGCCAGCAGTAGCTGCACCCTCTTGCGGCAGATTCACTTTAACAATCCACTCAGCATTGGTGCCATAGGTATTATCTTCTTTCTCAACAATGTTGATAAGAGAAAGCTGATAAGTCGCATTTTGGCCTACAGAGGAGGAGTCAAGTTCATGCGCAGAAATACCAGTGGTAGTTGAGCCAGCACCAGCAATGAAGTCAATGCGAGCACCACGGTCAGTAGCAGCAAGAGTCGAAACTACACTATCTTCTTGGATAGCAAAATAGCAGGACTCAGCAGGAGCTACCAAAACATATCCAGCAGTAGTAGCCGGAATATACCCAGGATGCTCGGTAGCAGCAACACTGCGATCTACAACCGGACCAACAGCCACACCAACAATTACGTTAGTGGCACCAGCAGTTGCTGGAGCAATATTACCGTCTGCCTCTTGTACTACAAAATCGCCACGAAAGATTGCAGTTGCATTGCTTGCATCTACTTGCATCTTACGAAGGCTACCATTATAAGGAGAACCATCCTTATTTACGGGACGTGCGCCACGCGGAGCGTCTACGTTAGCCATATTAAATATCTCCGTTAGTTAGAAATGAAGCGGCGACAGTCCCTACAGAGTTATTTGATTGTAACTTGTCCGTATTGACCATCTTTACCACTGTTTAGTTGTTGTGTCATAGCTTGTTCTTTCTCGGCGATATCCGCCTGCTGAGCTGCACTTCCCTCTTCATATAGCTCTTTTTCGATTCGCATTAGATACATGGTATCCCCACCACCTACGCGTTTTTCGATTACGCTACCAGTATTTGAAGCTACATCAACACCAGAATCACCAACTTCAGTTTGGTGGGTTACATGTTCCCATCCAAGCTGTTTATAGAATTCAAGCCGTTCAACCGAATAACGACCCCCATGATCATTGACAGTGAACCAACGATAAGTGTAATCATCATCTTGATCGCTTACTGTCAATACATTACGATTACCGCCTATTTTAGCTCTTTTAGCCCGCTTTTCAGCGAGGATTGCTTCACGGTCTTGTTTTGCTCGGGAAGGTCTTGCCATCTTATTGTCTCCTTTAATAATTAAACAGTGAGATATCCCTTACGGACATTCTCATCAATCCACTCTTGTTCGTCTTTAATTGCTCCTGAACGGATAAGAGCTGTGACAACCCTACGGTCATCCTCACTCAAATCCTTTACTGTGATTTTATTCTTATTCACAGTACGTTTGCTCCCAGAATTACTTGCTCCTTCCACTTTACTTTCTTGTGAACGATTCTGGTTTGAAAACTTTTCGGGGAAAGCCTTCTTCACCTGTTTAGTAACGTGCTCCAATACTTTTGAATATTCAGCTTGAGGATTACGTTGGGCATACAAAGCACCTGCTGTATCTGCAAAAGAAGCCATATCATCATCTTCTACATACCAAATGTTTTTATCCCGCCAATCATCAAAAGTTGGATTTGCTTGAGCTTGTGGTTGAGCCGTAGAACTTTTATATTGCTCTTTAGCTTGGTCAATCTGCTCATCGATTTGCATAACGGTATCATGGTCAGCCATCTCAAGAGCTTCGCGTTTCTGCCGTTTCAAATCATCCATTGCACGTTTATATTCAGATTCAGAAGCTTTCTCTAGCATTTTCTGCATCTGTTGGAATGCAAGGTCTTGCTCTCGTACCTTATGTTTAAGAGATTTAATCTCTCCGAAAAGCTCTCCACGCTGATTAAAGACTCTAGCAGGAACCCATTCATCCGGGTCTCCTTCCCACTCATCTTTAGGTTTCCAGCCAAACTTCATGGCCTCAGTCTCAGCCTCAGTGTAAGAGGATTCCTCTACCTCTGAGGGATTCTCTTCAATACTCTCTATTGTTTGTTCTTCACTCATAGCTCTTTTCCTTCAACTCTCCGATAATGTCTTCATCGTTCATAATCGCAAATGGGTTACTTTCATCATCAGGATTATCAACAAATTTACCTGCGTATTTAGCATATACTACACGAGTGCCCACAGGGATTTCTTTAACACCATGTTCTACTAGCGGACCTTTACCAACTAGCACACCATTAGTAGTTGCTGCTTTTCCCATCTTAGTCATTTGCTCTGGTAAGATGATACCTCCTTCTGTTACTTCTTCTACTTTATCTGGGAGTACAACTACCCGATACCCTATCGCATGAGGATATTCTTTCCCCATTATTCTTCCTCCATCGTCTCTTCAATAAAATCTTTAAAACTCTCTGCTGCTTGAATTGCCCCAATAAGCTCAGAACTTCTAATAGCCATTGCTTCAAAATGGGGTTCAGACGTTACATAACTCCCTACTGCGCGTTCCTTCACAATACTGATGTATTCATCAAGATATGCTTTCAGTTCCGCTTTCGTCATACTGATTACCTTTCTCTTGGGTTTCTGCCGCTGCTTTAAAGTCTTCTCTGAGAGAAGCTTTCTCTTTTAGGATAGATTCGAGGGCATCCAAATTCTTTTGCCACTCTTTATCCTTTAACTCACTTACAAGTTTTACTTCTTCTAAATATAGCTCTTTCATACGAAGCTCATAATCCATTTGAAGCTTCCTATCTTCTCGTACATCAGCCGGGTTAGGTTGCTGAGGAGGCATCTGCACTAACTGGGCAATTCCGGGCTGTTCTTGAGCCTCTAGCATCCTCATAGTAGCTACTTGGGGGTTTACTGTGCCTAATTGTACTAAGTCAAATAGAGCCTGCGCTTTAGCCAATCTTTGAGCTTGTGTAATTACATTTGGGTCTGCGGCGGGAACAACATCCATGCTTTTAAGGTCATAATCCCCTTGACCAATCATTGCGATTTGTTCTTTACCTGGGTCTAATACTACAAAGTATTCTTCTGGAGAAAGGTATCGAGCATTCAATTCATAGAGCTTCTGGTACTCCTTCTTCAGCGAGCGGTAGATACGCTTGTAAATAGCTGTAAATACCTTCATTCCTTGTTCAATAACAGCCATTGTAGTAGTAGCTGGCTGATTCTGCCCAGGGTTCTCCCCCACCATCATATCAGTAGTAGAAGCTAGGCGGTTGCCACTATCTAAGAGCATACCAAGCAGATTGAACAGAGTGCTAGACGGTTCTCTAATAGGTAGGGGAAAGATATTCTTACGGAGATCATCTCCTGTTACGGTTACTTGCTTCCATTCGTTAGGTTGGAAGCTAGTATCTCCTTTCTTCAATCGTGCCCCACGGCCAATAAAGCCCCCCGCAGTTGTAGCAAGTGTTCCTTGGTCAATAAGCTGGTTAAGAATGGTGTTTACTGCATCGTTGGTAGGACCAAGAAGGACTCCAAAGCCAATTCCATAGAAACCCCCATCAGGATTAGGAATGAAATCAAACTTAGTAAAATATTCCTCTGCATTAATTTTGATAACTTCATTTTGGGCATTATAAGAAATATCTGCTGGAGTATACCGAGCTACAATCCGCAGTACCGTTCCAGCCTCGTCAATAGTAACGATATACGGCTCTTTATAACCATCATCATCAAGATCAAGCCAAGTATGCTGCTCAAGAACTTTATACGGAGCATCGTCCATATCAGATGCTGTGAGACCGGATATCTCATCATCAATACCTTTACTGTTCCCCGTATTCTTTTGAAGAGAGACATTACGATAAAGTCCCGCACGTTGTCTTTCTAGCACATCATTTTGTGATAAAGAAAGAATATGGGTTTTACGAGAACAATCTTCTAATGTCTTGGCCCAATAATTAACAACCAAATCCATTGCAGAGACAAACTCTGATACATTTCTACCAAGAATAGGGCTATAATATGTCTTCTTGAATGCACAGCCCACAATTGGAAGATAAATACAGAGTTTGTCCATATCGTCTTCCCAATCAGACATCTCTTCCATGAGCTGATAGGTCATATGTTTTGAGATACGAATAGCTTTCTTAGCTTTCATTCCCGTATCATCAAAGCCGATGACTCGTGCCCGTACTAGATCACCTGAAGGGACAAGAGCAGGATAGGCACGGGCATGAAATTGAACAGCCGCTGTAGTTAGAAGAGGATATTTAACATTACTAGCATTCTCCCAAGGCCAAGATTTTTCTTCGACGACTTGAGTAGCAAGTTTCATCCAACGTTCATTACGCTCTTCCCATTCCCAACGAGAGGAGAGGTCTTCTTGATACTCTTCTAACGCATCACGACCAATTTCATCTAACTCTTCTTTTTCAAGGTCTTCAGCAATGTTTAAACTTCTAGAAAAATCTTCTAACAATGACATTTAATCAATATCCAGTAGTGGCGTTACGTCCGGTATCAGAAAATGAGCGAGAAACCATCACCTCTTCTTCCCATTCCTCTTCATCAAGCTCTTCTTCAGATTTTCCTACAATAAATTTATCTACAGTGAGACCAAGCCATGAAAGTGCATCTACTTGGTCATCATGCCTCCCTCTGGGAAAAGTTAAAACCTCTTCCTCCATAGGAGCAAACCAAGGAGCATCTTTATCAAATCGAACTCCTCCTGCTCTCATACGACCTTGAATAGACCTTGCACGAGTTTGCTTATCTTTTGTAGGAACTTCCTTATTAAGATTGATAAATACATTGCGTTTAAACATCTCTTCCCGAAGGAAAGGACCAATAGATTTATCAATCATACCGCTTTCAGCAGTGAAAATTTCAGGTTTATACCGTTTCTGCACTGCAATCATGTTATCAATAATGGTTTTTGAGTCCATTCTCTCCCTGATAACATCTACAATATGAAGAGTCCCTTCGTGGTCTACACCACCCACCACAATCACTGTGAAATCTGCTCTCTCTTTCTCAGAAATAGCAAAATCTACTGCTGCATAGTAGCTTTTATGACTTTTCCAATCTTCCTCCCGCATAGAGAGCATATCTGTACGAGAGAAAAAGGCTGTTGCCTCATCAATAGGATAGTTCAAATATTCTTGGGCATATCCTTCTGGGAAACCTTGCTCTACATAGTCTCTGCGAATTGCTTCTAAACGCTGTCTGTTAAACCGTTCCGGCCATAAAATGCGTGAATAGTCACTATTATGCGCTTTGTAACGATAGGATATCCATGGTTTTGATGTATCCTTGCTATAAGAGCGTAGTTCTTCCTTAATTGTGTCCTTTGCTGTCTCAGAAGGCATTAAGCGTTCTAGGAGGGAATCAAGATGGAGAATAGTACCAACCACTCGTACTTGACCATTATCACTTAAAGCAGGGAGTAAAGCTCCATAGAACCAGCGTCTAAACTTCTCTCTGCGTTCCTGGTTGAGGACAATCTCATCATTCTCCAAATCATCACAGACAATAAGGTCTGGACGTTTGCCAAGCCACTTAAGGCCACGCATCTTCTGTTCACTACCTTTTGCCATAATACGGAACTTATGACCGTCCTTCATGCGAACAATGATATCTGTCTCTGTATCCTTAACTACCTTATCTACTCTAAAGAGTTCAATAAGAGAATCATTCTCAGTTAGCTCTACTTTGATATCATGTAGAAACTGTACAGCTTGCCCTTCTGTATCAGAAACGATGATAACGTATGTCTTGCTTCTGAACAAAACAGATGCCATTGTATAGGCATGAGTAACAGCAGTGGATTTAGCATGTCCCCGTGGTGCTGCAAAAGCTACTTGCCGGTAATCACTGCAACAAAGTTCCCAAAGCTGTTCATGGAATTCTGGAGTTTTAGCAAGGTTATCGAATCTACCCGATAAGAGACTCCCTGCAAATCCTTTGATAATATCTGCCGTTAGCTTTGGGTATTGCATTTACTTCTTTTTATTTTTAGAAATGCTACCCTCTACAGCAGCATTTATCTGTTTAGGACGTTTAACCATCACTTCACAAGCAGAGCGGAGGAGACCAGAACCGAATTTAGCGCATGGGCCATTAGGTTTACCATTAGATGTACCATTTGATTTCTGTGAACGTGAACCAGCCATTAGCATTTACTCCCTTTCTTCTTCGTAGGGGTTTTCTTCTTGTTCTTCTTGTTCGTGGGCATCTTCTTCATAGTCTTCAATATCCTCAATTTCTTCAAAGTCAGCTTCTTCAGCTTCGATAGTTTCACCAGTAGCAAAACCTTTAAACTGTTCAGCAAGGGATTGTAACCGTTGGTCAGTAGATACTGTTTCAGTGCGGGAAGTAACATCCCCACGGAGTAATTGTCGCTTATCAAAGCCGATAGCTCCAACTACAGCAGCATCTTTCATTTTTACAGGAACCCGTACAATTGTCCCATTACGGGTATCATAATGGGCCTCTCCATTTTCAAGCCTGTCTTCAATCGTATCTGCTACTTTATCAATAATCTTGGAAAGTTTAGCATCCAGCTCATCGTTCTTGCGCTGCTTAATCTCAAAGGCAATCTCATTCCACCATTGAGCCTTACGCCAGTTACGTATTGTCCCCTCAGAAGCCCCGATAACTGCGGCAGCTTCTGTATTACTCCCTGTAGCAAGATAGGCAGTTACTGCTGTAACACGGGACTTATAATCCCATGTCTTTCCATCAATCTTCCCTTTAACTGTAGGAGGTCTCCCTCTCTTAGAACGTTTCCTTACTCGGGTAAGAGCAATCAAGTCTTTCTGGCTCACGTTCTGTAAATCCTTCTCTTTAGGTACAGGGTCTAAGTAGGCATCTTCCCTACGTTTCCTACATCTTTCTTTTAATCTCTGCCTTTCTCTTTCAGCGGCATTTAGTATTTCTTGCTTCTTTTTATTCACTACTTCTTCTTTTTATTACCAAGAAGTTCAGACACTTCAGAGGAGGGCATCAATACTCCCATACTCTTAACTTTCTTACGGGCTTTCTCAATTGCAGAGATAGGCCCTTTGCTCTTGGAGATAACCTTGGAATGTTCTTTCTCAGTTTTTGGTTTATTAGGATAACCCCACATACCAGCCATATTATTTACCTTTAGCACGAAGTTTCTTAAGAATAGCCCCAGCTACTCGTTTCCCTGCCTCTTTACTGCCATATTTTTCAGCAGCTTTAGAGGCAATCTTTCCAAAATTCTTGCCTTTTTTACCAATATCCTTCCCTGCTGCTGCTTTCTTGGCACTATAGGATTTAGCCTTAGCTTTTTTCTTAGAAGCCATCATTTCCTCCGTTTAGCTTTAGCTTTCTTCTTTACCCGTGCCGGGAGTTTACTCACTTTCTGTCCACGGGTATATTCACATGCCTTCTTCTTTGAGAGTCCTTTCTTCTTAATAGCCCCACCACATATAGCCCCCATAAAGCGAGCTTGTGCTTTCGATTTAGCAGGCATTTTATTTACCTTTGCCCTTTCCTTTACCCTTATGCTTCTTACCACAAGCCATGTTGTTTCTCCTGCTTGTTATAAATCATTCTATGAACAAAACCTTTAGGCATCCCTGCTCTTCGGAATTGTTCTCAGCCCTCATAGCTATTGTTATAGCCATATGTAACAGTATTGTTATTCCCTT